CGATTTGCTGCCACAATAGAACTTACAGTTGTTTGTGTCATATCAGGTACAGTATAAAGAACAGTTACTGTAGTAGCAGATGGGTCTACTTGACCTAATACTTTTAGCACATCAGCCATGTTTTGCACCCATTAATAAAAAATGTTTTTTTCTTATAGCATTACTAATTACATTGCTTTCAAGTTCTTCTATTCTTTTTAAATTTATTGCTAGAGTTTCTATAGCTTGTTCTATTGTTCTTCTATTAACAGATTCATTATCTTGATCATATTCAATTGATGGTGATGGTAAAGAAATAGTTTTTATATCCATTACGCTGCCTGTTTATTATAATTTTTTATATCATCTGGATATAAAGATTTAATTAAATAAATAAAATCATTCCAGTTTAAATCACAAGTAATAAGATTATTGACTGGTAAATTATTGTTTATTGCATGTAATGGTATTCTTACTTTAATAGGTTGCCTATCAAATTTATAAATTAATGTAGGTGTACCTCTATCTTTAGAAGCATCTATAACTTGTTGCCACCATGCAGTTGCTGGTTCTTTACCACTTGCATAACGCTTGCATTCTAAATACCAATCACCAAATATTAAATCTGGTAGATATTTTTCTCTTGTTTGTTCTAGTATTCTTTTTAATTTAACATTAAGACCAAGTTCTTCAGACAAAGAAGTTGCTATCATTCTTTCAAAACTTGCTCCTTTGTTTCTTGAATTAGGCATATTATCTTTTCCCGTCTGGTCTAATATCTAATCTTAGATCACCAAGTCTCCATCCATAATCACTTGATGAGTTTGTTACTCTTAATGCACATTGTCTACTTCTAGCTCTTGTATTACTAAAGGTAGAGTTTGGCGTTACATCAATTGTTTGTAAAGTAGAAAGACTTTCTAATGGATAATTTCTGCCTTTAATAACAAATGATACTGTGTCTGATGTACTACTTTGATTTCTAAATTGAATATCAGGTATTAGTTTTTGTATTTGTAAAAAGTGATCTCCATCAGGTTGTAAATCAAAATCACTAGATTCTATATATGCTGTAAAAGAGTTAGCTTCATCACCATGACCATCTTCATGGTTATATAAATAGTTAATATTAACTTCACTACTATTTTTACTTGCTGCTATTGGGAAGTCTGAAAAATGAGCCTCATTCCATGCTGTTCTAACAAAGTTATCTGTAGTAGTTCCTATGCTCCATACGTTTTCTAAATAATTATATAAAACATATTTATCAACTTCTAAACTATTACCTGATGGATAAAACCACATAATTTCATTTGCTAATGAGTTAACTGCTCCAAATATTTTATATGATTGTCCATAGTTTATATCAGATAAAACATAATCTAATACAGTGCATGGCAGTCTTTGTACTCTTCCTGAGTAAATATAAAAACCACCTCTATCCATAAAAAATAATTTACTATCTGCATTGACTACAGCATTTGGAGATATTAAAGAAAATCCTTCTGCTACTTCTGTAAATGAAAATACAAAAGGTGAGCCAACAAATCTCATTGAAACTAAACCAACGTCTGTAAAAATTATTATTTCTTGTCTAGTTCTTATAGCAGCTACAATTACAGAGCCTTGAGATAATTGAACTCCACCAGCTTGATTTGTTGCAGTAGGTGTCCAGTCAACAATACTTTCTGTATCAGAAAATCTAACTAATAAAGGATCAAGTGCTGTAGAACCTATTGTATTACAACCAAAAGCAATAACATGACGATCAACATCTGAAGTCATAACTTGCAATGCAATTGTTGGTACATTACTTGCATCAGTTAGTGCTGATATATTTGTTGCTCTTGTACTTGCACCTGATGATTTATCCCAATAAAAAATACCACCAGCTCTTATATTAGCAACGGCATCATCTCCAAAATTATCAAGCGACCAAAGCCTTAATTGATTTGCAGAAGATAATGAACTAGAAGAACCAAATGTGCCAGCACCCCAGATTCCTGATCCCCAACCTGTAGATTCAACATATACATCTAAGCCAACATTAAGTTGATATGCACCATCTACACCAGCACCGCCATTACCAGTATCACTACCATTTGCTGTAGCTGTTGCAGTAAAAGTATAAGTATCCACTGAAGGAACACTGACTATTTGATATTCTTGATTTAAGACAGCAGCAGTTATTAAGCCACCTAAAGTAGCCGCACCACTTATAGTAACAAAATCACCAACTACTGCTCCGTGATCATCATCTGTTGCTGTGATAGTTGAACTGCCATTAGTAGCAGCGAACACAATACCATTGGTAGTTGTAGCTCTAATAGGCGTTATATCATTTAATTTTTCGCCTTGTTGTATNTATAGTTTTTGATGTGTTCCTAATACAGTAAAGTTTGTTCCATCAACAGATTTATAAGGATAAATTTTTCTACAAGTTCCTATAAAACTATCTTCAGTATTTTTAGTCCAACCACCTATTCTTTCAGGCTTACCTTTTCTAAATCTAACTTTGTCTGCATCAAACCAGCCATTTTCATTACTGTAGTTAGTTCCTTCTTTGTTAACTCCAGCTTTAAATACATATTTAACTAAAGGCATTTCTACACCTTAATCCATTCTTCGCCTTCAAACAACAAAGCTTCTGCTTTTCTTCTTCTTATTAATCCTTCTAATACTTTGCCACCTGCTTTATTCCATCTTTTTATTTGCTCTGGTACATTTTTGTACTCACCTGCATTTAAAACATTTAATAATGTAGAAGATTTTAAGTTAGAAGGACCTAAATTATAAACCCAAGCAACTAAAGCATCGAATTGACATTGTTTTAAATCAACGTCAACCATATCATTTACATAGCTTTCATATTCTACTAGTTCTTCAAGCAACCATTCTTCGGCTTCGTCTTGGCTACAAGTATCGCCTTCTTTAACTTTCTTAATTCGACCATAAGCAATAGTCCAAACTCCTGCTGCACATTTATAAGCTTCAAGTTTACAGCCTTCAAACTTTTTAATTAAATCAAGACCTTCTTCAGAAGTATTCATTCTTTATCCTGTTTTTGAGAAGCACCAAAGTAAAAAGAAATAATAGCACTTGCAAGACCGCCAAGATAACCCAAGACTAAATTGATCAACGCTTCGCTGTTCTGCTCTGGAGGCATTATAGTTACTAAAAATATGTAGCCCATAAAACCACCTACAACGGTTACACCTATAATACGAGCAGTCCAATCTTTAGAGAACATACCTCTTGCACTTTGTATGTCTGCTGTTTCAAGAGCAAACAAATCTACATCTAGTTCTTTCATCTTAACATCGAACTCTGTATCCATTTTTTTAAGTTCTACAAGCTGTTCGGGTGTTGCAGATTCCATAGCTTTTTCTATTTTTTTCGGAGCAGGATCACAACCTAAAACATCTGCTACCATGTTTGCTGCCATATTTCCCATAGGACCGCCTAATGCTGTTCCTATAGTTGGTGCAACAGCACCGATTAAATTTTTAATTAGTTTAAATTTCATATGTATATACCTGCAATGGTTTAGACTTTCCTTTAACTTTAATTGGTTTTAATAATCTTAACTTAAATTTAGACTTTTTGGCAGTTTCTTCTCCTATTAATGTACCTACACCAGCAATTTTAGTGCTTGATTCTAAACGTGCTGCTACATTACAGGGATCACCTATAAGTGAAAATGCAAATCTATCAGTAGCTCCAAAGTTTCCAGCAATACATACACCACTATTAACCCCTATGCCTATAGCAATTTCAGGTATTCCTTCTTTTTTAAATTTAACATTTAACTGGTCTATATTCTTTTCAATTTCTTTTGCAGCTTGCAAAGCAAGATTATGATGGTCAGGTTGAGGAATAATAGTATTCCAGTGAAACATTCCAGCATCTCCGATAAATTTATCAGTACATCCAAAATATTTATTAGCTGCTTTTACCTGTACGTCTAAGACATTATTCATAATGTATGTCACCATTTCAGGCTCTACAGATTCTGACAAGCTGGTAAAACCTCGTAGGTCTGTAAAGATAATAGAGCAGTCAACTCTATTGCCATTAATCTTACATAACTCAGGGTTATCTTGTAGTTTCTTAACCATACGCGGATCAAGATACTTACCAAACTGCTTTTTAACCAGTTGTCTAAGTTTGTATTGCTCTCTAAATCTTAGGTAAAACGCGGTAGAGCCAGTTATAAATTGGCTAATTAAAGCCCAAGTAACATCAATTAACATGCCTTGTTTAATTATATAAAAACCATACATGGCAGTTGCAATCATTACACTTGAGGCTAAGGCAATACCTAACACAATACCTAAATTGTTGATAAAAACCCAAACAGCAATAATAGACGCTAAAAAAATTATTACTTCTACCGCAAGAGCATAGTCAGGTATCTGTGGACTGTCTTGTATTAGAATTGATTCAGCTAAGGCTGCTTGTATCTTGTGTGGTTCTAGTAAACCTACAGGGGTGGCTAACTGTGGCATAACT